TGTAAGAAAATTAAGAGAATATATATATAAGGGTGCAAGGGGCTGCAATTTATTCAATGCGGCATTAGGTGTTCATTTGTTTTCGTATTTTAAAGCAACTAGCCTATTAGATTGTACAGCCGGATGGGGAGACCGATTAATTGCCGCATCAGTCGCAGGAGTTAAATTTTATAGAGGATGGGATACCAATGAAAAATTACAACCTGTTTATAATAACATCTATAACACTATATACAATTATGAAAATACAAATATTGACAATACAATTAATTTTCAGATGGATTGGAAAATATTTTGTGCGCCTTTTGAAAAATCAAGATTATTCAATAAAGATGAATATGATGGTCAAAATTTTTATAAAAAATTTGATGTTGCATTTTTAAGTCCGCCATTCTATGATAAGGAATTATATGAGGGAGCCACAACATCAACAACTAGCTATAAAAATATAAATGATTGGTATTTGCATTTTTATAGGCCAATGTTCAAAAGAGCAGCATTGGCTGTGCGTAGTGGAGGTCATATATTGGGATATATTCCAGATGGAAGAATGAGAAAAGAAGCCAATTCCGTATTAGAAGAATATGGTTTTAAATATTTAGGAATATTTGCATTTAGAACAATTGTTGAGGGCCAAGAGCCGCAAGTAAGAGATACTTTTATATGGGTGGCACCACATCGCGCATCTGGTGGAATGTCATCTATTGATAATGTTGTATTATTAAGCCCATCTGACCGATGGGACCGACCATTAATTGATGGTCAAATATTAGGAGGCAGCAATAATGAATTATCAAAAATACATAATCATAATAAATTAGATTATACATTATCAAAAATATTATTACCATATAAAAAAATATCATCAGTGAAATTTAAATTGGGTCAAAAGTTTGTAATATCCTCTGAAGATAATAAAAATGAAACCATTTCTTCTTTTGAAAAATTTAATAAATTATTAATAGATAGCCCAGATTTACAAATTATGGAAATGCCACAAAATATAAAAAAAACAATACATATAAATATTCTTATTTATAAAATTATTATTAATGAAATAATAATTATTAGCTATTATATTACAAATTCAGATAATCAACTCATTGAACCAACAAAAACAATTAAATCAAAAATTGATTTTTTAATTGATAAAAAAATTGGCTATAAAGAACTTAGTTGTAAAAATAATATGGCTATGATTAAATGCGTATTTAATATTGATTCTGATGATGTTGTATGGATGCAATCAATTGCTGAAAATCTAGAATATGAATGCCCTATGCATATACAAATGATTTTTAATCAAATTGAACCGTATGATCTTATTCAATGGGGTGTGAATTCAACCCACTTTAGAGCAATGTTTCCAATTAAAATAATTGAATTTAATAGCAAGAATGAATTTATTATTTACAAAAATAATAAAAATATAGGGGCAATAAATATAGAAAAAACTATGTATGGGATTGAAGTATTTATGATATTAAGAAGCAAATATAGAAAAAAAGAAATTTTATTGTATATATTTATTATGTTATATGAATATGTGCATTATGAATATAAAAATGAATTAGTGTATATTGAAGTGCCAGTTGATAATGAGAGCATAAAAATATTTAAAAAATTAAAATTTAAAAATATTACTACATTTGGACATAATGATAGTTTAGTATATAAAATATGATAATTATTATTCTAAATATAGCTAATTAATTTGACTCGCCGGTCTATTACATGCTATTAAAATAAATGTTGTTAATGCAGTTATTAAAATAATATTTTTTTTAAATATATTTAATTATAAAATAATTTCACAGTTTCAAGTAATTTATCTGAAATATTATCTGGGTTTGACCAATGATTAATAGTATTTTTTAATAAATCTAGTCGAGCCGCCCATTCAACAGTTTTATTTTTTTTAATATACGATATTCCCTTCTTATTAAATTCCCAGCAAGATGTAATTTTTAATCCATTATTTATATAAGAATCTGGATTAAATCTAATAAATATAATTGGCCTATGGCCTAAATCTTGTGATAATTCCATCATTCTTCTATTTTCGCAAATATTTTCATAGTTGGTATGCTGGTCTTCATCAATTTCTACAATAATAATTTGATATCCTAAATCTAATAATAAATCTGGTCTTCTTCTCGAACAACCATCTTTTATTATTTGATCAGCAACCCAATCAAATCCTGGAAAATTATTTTTTATAAATTCAACTACAGCAAATTCTTTAGTTTTATAATTTCTTGCTATTGACTGTTCTGGAAATAAATTAACAAAACAAAATAAACAATATCCATTATATTTATCATTTTTTGGGCTTGTATAACACCATTCGCTTTTACATCTTTTTGCAAATATATTAATCATACCCTCTTTTTTATGAATTGCACAATATTTTCCCTTTTTCATGCCTTCTATATTAAAACATGGTCTTGAATCACATTCATAATCTTCATATTCGCATTTTCTTTTATCTAATACATTTACCATACCTTCAATAGCGTGCAATTGGCAATATAATGCATTTTTTTCTCCCTTTGTATTAAAATTTGCTCTTGTTATACAACACGGGATACTCGGATTAATTTCATTAATTTTACATAAACTATTTAAATTATTAATATCAATCATATCCGTTAATTTACAGGATGCGCAATATAGTTTTGCCGTATGGCCGGCATAATTATAACTTGCTAATGTTGTACATTTTTTTCCATTTTTTAAAATTCCAATACATCTTTCGCTTTTGATATTAATCATATTTGGTGGGCAATGCTCAGCACAAAAATGTACTGTTTTAGTCCCTTCAATTCCACAACATGCGTGTTTGGTACAAATTTCATTTTCACATTTTTTATGTTTTAAATCAATTTCATCATCATTTTTATGTTTTGCGCAATGATTAACAATACCATCTTTGCCAAATGAGGCAATTGATTTGCATTGATTGCCATTTTCTAATGTGCCAATACATTTTTTTGTTATAATATTTACCATCCCATCATCTTTACCATGCTCATAACATCTAATTGGTTTTTTTAATCCTTCATAATTATACATTGCTTGAGTATCACAGCCTTCTATCTCACATATAATACATTTTACATTAATCATATCACCTTCTATATGCAATAGGCACCTAATTGGTCTTTTTATTCCTTTTAAATTATATGTTGCTTGTGATGGGCAATCTTTAATTTCACACATTACGCTCACAACATCAACCATTTCTGGGTCTCTATGAATAATACAAAATTTTGGTGTTTTAGCACCTTTAATATTATATGTTGGACATTTAATACATGTATCATTTAATCCTTTGCATAATGTTGTTCCACTATAAATCATTCCTTCAACTTTATGGCCTTTACATTTAATTGCGGGCTTAATTCTTGGTAAATTATATTTTGCATTTTCAGAACATCCATCAGTATTGCATTTCCCCTTGGGTGTTGCTGGGGCACATTCTTGAGCATATATCAAATTCTGCATTTTTTAATGATAATATACCTATATATACATATATTCAAATATTTAATATGTTTAATATGTTTAATATCGAATACCTATGCGCAGCTATTATTAAATATATAAACAAAAAAAAATAATTTTTAATAAATTTATATATGTATATATTCTATGTGGAGTATCTCATATCTACGTAGAATATCTAAGAACAGCGCTCCCGTCAGAGATGAGTAAGAAGTTAATAGCAACTGCAGTAACACTAAAATTGCTCTTTCCATTTGAAGAAACATATGAAGATGAAATATTAACATATGTTTCTCTTGCTCTGCTAATATTAAGATGGCCACTTGGCTGATATAATCCAGGAAATAAGCAAAATGTAATAAATAACAAGCTGTTATCCTCAGGAGTAATCCAAGATTGCTCATTATACTTGTATGGCAAGTATGCATTATAGAATATGGATGGAAAGTTATCATAGATTGTAATGCCATGAGAAATAATAGATAGATAATCAGTTGTTTGTGCTGGAATCCAATATTGTTCTGGCTGAACACTATTTTGTCCAGTAAATGTACTTGTAACAGTTTGACTACCATTTTGAAGTGGAACTGATTCAGTATAGCTATTACCAGTTAGCAAACTATTTGGATATGCACTAATATTTTTAGAAAATCTGTGCCAGTCTCTCCAAGCATTAGCATTTGAAGAACTAGTATTCCAAGTTGGTTGTAGAGCCACAAACATAAATTCAATTGGCCATTTTAGTGCTGACAATAAAATTTCTGAATTTCCTTGACCAGATAGAGAAGTATTTTGTTCACGATATACTCTAATAAGAGAAAATCCAATTCTCTTAATATAAATATCATGAATTTCAGGATTTACAAAAATATTATTGATGTATAGCTCAGCAGAAGAAATTGGTGATGTTACGCTAAGACCATTAGAAATTTGTGGTGGAAATTCTAGGCCTAGCCATCCTGGTACCAATCCAGTATTTTCGCCACCCCATGGTGCATATTCTACTTCTGATGTATCAGCATCATCAAGATGAAATAAATCGGCAATAGGATTTTTTGAATTATAAAATAGTGTTTTTTTAACATACACACCAGGACTTTGATAAAATAAATTACCATTATTTGAAGATTGAGTATCTGCGGTAGAAATTGTAATATATCTTTGACCAAATGGGATAGATACAGATGGGATTGCCAGGCTAATAGATGAATTAAACCAAAAATGAAGTGGAATCCATAGTGATAGTGGTGGTTGAGTTGGCTTTGGAGTTTGTGGTCCATCAAGAACAGTAAATTGCTTTTGGCCAATTGATGTTTGTGCGCTGTCAGCACTTACTGGATTTAGCAAATCTTTTGCTGGTCTAGCATTTAATGCAATTGGTAATGCACGATTGGCAGTAGCCGGAGTATGGTGCAAAAAGTTATGCAAATTAATTTCTTGGCCAATTTGAGACTTTGAATGACCATTGATAATACCGCCAATAATTTGACTAGTTGGCGATTGATATTCTTGGTCTACAACATTAGCAGTAAATAATGAGCCAATACCAGTTTTTGCATTTTGTTGACCATTGAGGGTATTATACCCCCATCTTTTATTTGGTGAAAGCTGCATCTTTTGATAAATTGTAGGAATTTTATTAGAATAACTATCCAAAGGATTTCCATTTACATCAAATTTGACATTTGGAAATAAAAAGTTTCCAGGATATTCACAATATCTAACAAGATTATTTACAGGTACAGTTGGAATACCATCAGGTGCAGAGCCATCTGCCTTATCAGTAGGCAATGGAATTCCAAATGCATCAACAAATTGATGTCTGTATCCAACAGATACAGTTCCAGAAGGAAAGTGTTTTCCACCATGTGGGGTATCATGACCTTTAATAACATGACCTGAATCCAATTTTTTAAAAACAACTTCAGTAAAATGATTTTTAAGCTCAGTAATTAACTTACCATCTCCGTCTCTTCCAACAAAACTAGGAGTTAGCAATGATGCTGCGGTTGGAAATGAAACTTGAGTTCCAGTAACTTGTGGTAATACTATATTAACAACCATATCAAAAAAGAAATCACCAAATTGAGGAATACTAAATTGCATTGAATTGCCAAAATTAATACCACCGGTTTGTGGGCGAACTTTGTTATATTCATATGCAATTGCAGCATATGGTTTAAAATGAGCATTTACATATAAAAGATGTGTTCGTTCAATATCAACCAAAGTGGGAGTCATATCAGATTTACCAGCTTGTCTTCGAGCCATCATAATATCTTTAATTCTTTGATTAAGAAGCTGAGTTGCCATAATCATTCGATCGGCTTTTCCATCATTTGCAATCAACAAAAATACAGCTGCGGCCGCCATTTTATTTTTGTGTAATTAATAAATTTATAAAGTTAAAAACTAATTTATATTTATATTTATATTTATATATATTTATTTTTTAATAAAAAAAATAATTATTATAATAACTATTTTTTTATAAATTTTATTTATTAATTTTTTATTTATTAAATTTTTATTTAATAAAATTTATTAAATAAAATGATTACTGTTGCAAAATTATCAAAATCTTTACTTAAAGCAAAAGAATTAGAAAATATTATAAAAGAGCATTTATTTATTATTGATGAAAAATTATTAAAATCAAATAAAACTTGGGGGCGAAATGTTATTATTCATGAATTGCCAACTACATTTAATATTGCAGGCGCAGACCGTCTTGATATTCAGCGTCTTGTGTATAGCGCAATTTTAAAAAACTTAGAAAAAAGAGGATTTCAAACAAAAATTTTATTAGATGTAGAAAAAACTGTTATATATATAGCATGGAATTGTGAGTATACAAAAGATGATTTAACGCATATGGATTCTATTATTAAAAGCAATAGAATTCATCCAAATAATATAGATAATTTTATTAGTGGAAAACTATAGATATATTTGATTATTTAATTATAAATAAAAAATCATAATATGTTTGGATATTATCAATATCAAGATAATTCTGGATATTATCAAAATTATGATGATTCTGATGGTGAGGGTGAATATGTTGTTGACATTGAATATTTTGATGGACGGCCTATTTATGATGATTATTACTATATGGAAATGTTAAATGGAGAATATTTTGGCACTCAAAATTTTGATGCATTAAATAATTCTATATTAAATTATATTAGTAACTTATTTTTGTATTACTAAGCATTTAAATTTATTTGTATTTTATAATAAATTTAACTTTATAAATATATAGATATCATTTTTTTTGTATAATGAATTATTGCAAATAAAATCTAAATTATGGAATCCAAAAAAATTATAAGAAATAATACATCATTTCCAGTTCAAATAAATGCAAAATTAAAAGAATTATATGATCAATATAAAAATGAATTAGATAGTGATTCATTAGAATGGGCAAAAAATTTAAAATATTATCAATATTTAGTAAAAGAACTTATATCTAATGACCTTATATCTGAAAATGAATATGCAAGAGGATTATTAATATATCATTCAATGGGTATGGGAAAGACACGATTGGCTGTTGCAGTTGCTATGAGTTGTTGGGATTTATATCAACCAATAATATTATTACCACAAAATTTAAAAAAAAATTTTAAAAATACCATAATAGAATTTACTAAATTATTATCAAATGGAAAATCAGACCAAGAATTAGAGAATAAAGCAATTTCAAAATTTAATTTTATTAGTATGGATGCATATAATGCATCTAGTCAAATGGAAAATATTGATATAGGAATAAGTAAAGATTTAGAATTAAAAATGAATAAAAATAAAAAATTAAATAATGGTAAAAAAAAAGGAGGAGCCAATTACTTTCAAAATAGCCTTAATAATAAATTATTAATTATTGATGAGGCACATAATTTTTTTAGGGCTATTATTAATTCTGGGTCCGATGCCTCAAATGCTAGAAAAATTTATGAATCTATTATGTCTGCAAAAAATTTAAAAATATTATTTTTAACTGGAACTCCAGCATCTAAAGACCCATTTGAGTTAGTTCCATGTTTTAATATGCTTGCTGGTAAAAATTTATTACCAACATCATATGATACATTTTATAATTTATATATAGATAAAATTACTGGAAGTATTATTAATAAAAATAAATTAGCAAATAGGATAATTGGATTAGTATCTCATGTTACACAAGAAAAAAATTCACAGCCAGTAGGCAAAAATAATCATAAAAATAATAAAAAAGACCGTGATGATGGGTGGTTTCCAGAATGCAAACCTGTAATTGTATCATATATTGAAATGAGTGCTCCACAATATAAACAATATTTATTAGCTCGAGCTCGAGAAGATGCTGAAAAAGGAAGAGGTAAGGGTGGTAAAATGGTATTAAATATAAATTCTATACCATTATCATTACCAAATTCTGAGAAAAAAACAATGGGTTCTTATTATGTTAAATCTAGAATGATTGGAAATTTTTGCCCACCTAGAGAATATAAAAATACACCAATCGATTTAATTCCTAATAATTTATTTAATGATACAGCATCACCAAAATTAAAGTTAATTGCAGATCGAGTTCATAATTCAAAAGGAAATGTATTAATATATTCTCAATTTGTAGACCGAGGAGGATTAAAACCATTAACTAAATATTTAGAAAATATTGGTATGAATGAGTTTACAATAAA